ACAGCCGTAGTGAGGGAATCAAACACTACTGCCTTATCGTCGATGTGCAAGGTTTCGCTTGATTTGTCGTACCACAAAGCGGAATTGAACATACAATTCATTCCCTTAAAATAATCCGACATCGATGTTTTAATTACCGCCCCTGTTAAATTGCGTAACGAATCACCCGAAGTAAGCATATAGCCCAAATTGTTAGAAGCCACGTCGCTACTAAAATTTGAATTAGCATCAATTTTTTGAGTTATTAATGTGCCTAAATCAAAAGCGGGTAAACATTTGACGTAGGTGGTGGGAACTTTTACTGACCAATTTGCGGTTAGTTTGCTTCCTGTTATAACGTCGGTTGTTTGGTAATTATTAGCCGACATTTTAACGCTTGTAGGTGTAATCCATGCAATATAAGAAAGGCTAAAATAACAACCACTTGGTATTGTAAGGGGTTGGGAAATACTGCCTAAGTAAGTTTGGCTTGTACCTTGTGTTTGTGCCGTAGGGTGAACGTATAAATTCAATGTTTGAATAACTGTACCCGCACTATTAAATACCCTGCCTTGAATACCAAAATAAGCAGGGGAAAGTGCTGAACTATCAATAAATAAATTCACATAGTAATCGTATGATAAAGTTACATACACATCTACGTTTTGACTTGTATTTTTAAATAAAGTAATCTTATCATCAATAGTATTGAAAGGGGATTGAGTTACAAATGCAAAGTACGGATTATATCCGTTATTTGGTGGCACATATGCTAAAATAGGATACTCTTCGGTTGCCGCAACGGGTAGCGGACTCGCATTTACATTTACACCCGTTTGCCATTCCGCTTGTCCTTGCAACGGATAGCCATCCATTCTAACCCATACGCCCGTACCTAAACCTATTTCGTATTTTGTATCCTCGTTGGCTTTTAGTTTCGACATAAAGCCTTGTTCCATTATTTCAACTTGCGTAAAATCCTTCTCATCTTTGAAGCGACTGAAATCTATATCCCCTACGTAGTATTGATTATAACCCCACGTTGCAACCTCGTTGCTATGTTTGTCAATTAATAGTTCTAACTGAAAACCTATGCCGTTGTTATAAAACAAGGTCTTTAATATCTTACGCCCATCTTTTACAAATCGTAACGGGTTTGTATAGTTCGTGAATACCCCGTAGTAATTAGTCCCCCGTTCCCATTTTAAACTTTGTTCTTCCCAACCTTCGGGCGAGTAGTTAAGGTATCTTTTCGTGCTACTCGTTTGTACCACGTTATTAGCATCAAGATAATAATAAACATAGGTACTTGTAAGTGGGTTAATTCTACGAAGGGCGTATTTGAATAAATCGTTTTGCATTAGCGTATGTTTTTGCGAACGTGTAAATAGTGGTCATAGTTGCCCGATACTTGAACGTTCATGTTTTTGTTTGCCATAATCATTTTTAACCCTCTTACTTCGTCGGCTAATTCATCAAACTTCGATACCAACGCCATACCAAACAAACCGCCCGTTTCACCTTGCTTAATACCGCCTACGTTCACATAGTTTGCATATTTTACCATGTCCATAAGTTCGTTATTCGGAATAACCTTTGCCCCTTGTTTCAAGTAGGTTATCGTGTCCTTTGCAGGGGTAAGCCACGAAGTGCCATCGGGATTAACTACCAACTCCGTACCACGTTCACCCACCACCGCAAAACCTTCGGGGGCGTTATCCGTACCTTTCGCAAATTGCGGTAAAGGGGCGGCTATGGCAGCGGCAAGTGAAATAGAACCTGCAATACCTGCTAAAGATGCCCCCGCTATCTTTCCTGGCAATGTTGTTCCATCAACCCACGCTTTGATAACCGCTAAAGCCGTTGTAGTTATGATGTTCGCAATATTAGCCGCCTTTTCAACCGATGCCCTTTTTCGTGCCGCTTGTAGTTTTTCAGCTTCAATCTTTTTATCTTGTGCCGCCTTTTGGGCATCGAGTGCGGATATACGTTTTTTTCTTTCTTCTTCGCTTATGCTTAATTGATTTAACCCGTCTATTTGCGATTGATAATATTCGTCTTGCTTCTTTTGCTTTGCGTCTAAATCTGCCATTTCTCGGTCAAATAACGCCCCCGAAAGGTCATTTATTGAACCCGTAATCATTGCGGTAGTTTCGGCTATCTTTTGAGCAATCGGCAAAGCCTTTTGTGCGAATATGTCTAATTTGTCCTCTGCCCCAAAATCAACGGTAATAGTTACGGGCGTTTTGCTAACTTGTTCCTGCAAACGCTTCATAACTTCGTCAATACCATTATCCCCTATCTTCGCCTTATCCATTTTTTGATACTTGAAAGCGGGTATAATTTCAAGTTCGGTAACGTTTTCTTTAGCACGTTTTTCAATCTTTTCTTTTGGCGTTTTAGCCGTTTTACTTCCGCTTTCGGGTTTGCCTCCAAATAACCCAAACTCCTTTTGCATTTGGGCTACTTCTTCGTTTTGCTTTTTATACAAGTTTTTAGTTTCGTCTATTTCTTTACCCAATATGCCACGCATACCCTTATAATACATCTGCAAATCCTTTTCACGTTCGGATTTGGTTTTTGTCATATTGTCGATAAAGTCAATAATTAAACTTGTACCCATTGTCCGCCCACTTGCAAAAGACTTTGTATAGGCTGCTTTCATTTCGTCAAAAAATGAAGGGTCGCTACCAATAGCATTTAACGCAATTTGCTTTTCGGTCATATCGTTAAGGTACTTATTTGCGACGGCTTTTTTTATCGTTAAATCAATGATTTTATCCCCTTGTGTAAGTATTCGTTTTTCTGCTTCTTCAAATGATTTTGCATACCCTACCGATTCGCCAAATGTTTGATTATATTTATCTAATACCGCCTCTTGTGTTGTTAATCCTTTGCTTAATAAAAACAACTCATTTTTTAAAGATTCAATTCCCGAAATAGCGTCTTTAACTTCGGGTGAATTTAATGCGTCTACAAACCCTTGTACTTTGTCTTTTGCCTTATCCGCTTCACTTCCCGTACTTCGCATACTTGTTGCCGCTTCCGCAATCGCAGGGGCAAACATAGTTACAGCGGCAATTGCTAAACCAAACAAGTTAGTAAATGAAAATAAAGACTTTCCAAATATCTTCAACGCCCCAAAAAATCCGTTAACCTTGCCCGTACTTTCGTTTGTGGCTTGGGCTACCTTTTGAAACCCATCCGCCAACATTGGCAAGTTATTACTAATACCCATTAACCCCGTTTGTGCGGAATAGGTAAAAGCAGGTAATTCCCGTAATACTTGCGTTAACTGGAAAGTGCTATTTGTATAATTACCAACATTCCGTTTGTAGTTCCCCATCGATTGCTCCAACAAGGTAACGCCCTCTTTGGCTTTTACCATATCGGCAAAAATCGTCTGCCCTACTTTTGCGTTTCGCATTTCAGCGGACATTGCGGAGTAAAGTTTTTCCAACTTGTTAAGGTTGTTCCGCATTTGGTCTAAACTCCCCTCCGCTAATCCCGTTTGTGCAACGTTTGCCCGTAGTTCGGAATTGAGTTCCTTTAGCCGTGCCGCTTGTTGTACGTATTCATCATTTAGTTTTGCCTCCGTTGTTATAATCTTGTTTTTGACAATTTGGAGTTGCTTCATTTGCTCCGATTGCGCTTGTATGGCATCCGTAGTGCTTTTCACGGCATTGCCACCACCAACCGCAGGGGCTTTACCCATTGCCTTCAGCATATCCTCCATTTGCTTCGTTAGACTTGCTAACTCCGCTTTCATGTCCGCTACCTGCTTAAACGCTTCGGGGGATATTATCTCATTAATTAACTCCGCCATTTTCTACAATTTTGTTTGCGTTGAATAATACACGGCGTAGAATCATCAAAGACGCTACACCCGCTACGAACCCTAAAAAAAAGTACCCCATATTAAATTTGTTTTTGTTGTTTTCGCATTATTTGTTCCGCACGTTGTTTGTACTTGTTGATGTACATAGCAAATGCCATTGTACTTGTTTCTTTTTCGTTCAAAGTTATTTTGAACATATCCGATATTTCGACAATCAAAGCGTAAAAGTCCGCTTCGGTTTGTTTCTTTACTTCACCTGTTTCTTTCTTTAGCCTTTCGCTTAAAATTTGCACCTCCACCACATCACGCTTCATGTAGCCCGTTATGATTTTACCTAGCGTTTTAATCGATGCCTCGCTAAAATCCATACGGGGCAAAGAATAGCCAAATGTGTATAACTGCTCATATAAGCCCTCCGTAGGTGCAACCGATAAAACATCAAGTAAAGCCCCGATACGTTCAACCTTAAAACTAAGTTCGTTCATAGTGGCAACTAACTTCAATTTGTCCTGTACCTCCTCGCCTCCGATTATTTCAATGTAAGCGGTAAAAAGTTCCTCCCATCTAGTTTGCAAGGCTTCAATAGGGGCATCTTCACCCGACTTGATTAACGCTTTTAAATTCTCGTTACAACTTACCTCTATAAAGACGTTAAGCGGTAGGCTTTTCAAATCTTGATACAACTCGTACGATGTCTTCGCCTCTTTCGATTGCAACCGCAAACGGGCATATGCGAAGGTCTTTATCATCGTCGAGAAATATTGCATAGTCTTGTTTTTCGGAAATCGCACGGGCAAGTGCAGTCTTATGCAAAAATACGATTTTTTGGCGGTTTAATTCGGCTTTAGCCTCACAAGGAATACATCTACTCATTTGAAAAGATATGCCTTTAAACGGGTTAAGAAGTCGGGTTGTACGTACCTTTCGCCTACCTCCCTTGTGTTGCGTTGGTTTAGCCCAAATATTTCGGGCTTGTACTTTTCAGTTAGTAGGGAATTTTTAGTATCGGTGCTACTTATGCGGTACTGATACCGCCCCTGTAAAAACACCTTGAACCCCGCATAAAAACCGCCTTCTTTTTTAAGGTCGGGCGTTCCGTAGTCGGGTAAGCCGTTCATTGATTGTTTCATTTTTGCATACCAATCGGATTTGTATTTCGGGCGTATTGGTTGCGTATTACTTAACTCCCCATCTTCCAACTGACTTTGGTTTGCCTCCACTATTTCGGCTTCGTACTTTTGCACCGCCTCCCCTGCAAATTTGCTCAAATCTGCATTGATAAAACGCCTGTTTAGTTCGGCAATCGTCATATTGCAAAGGTACAAAAAAAGGGGGCTATTCGCCCCCTTCTTCAATTTCAACACATTTCATCCAAATATCTTCCAATATTTCAAGGTCGATGTGTGGGTGCTTTTTGCAAAATTCATCCACGTTCATTCGTGCCACCGAAGCGACACGAAATGAACCGAATGAATATGTTAACCACTCCATTAAGGGATAGTTATTTCAATGCTAGTACCCGCAAAACCTACGATACCCGCTAATTCCAAAGCACTAACAGTACCTAAAGTAATTACCGCTACACCGCCCGAAGTTGGGTAGTCGGGGTCGCTTGAATCAAGGTCAACGCTGATTTGCTTTAACAAGGCATTGTAAGTTACCGTAGTAACCGTTATTGCGTTCCCAGTTGCTTTATTTTGGGCTGACCAAATTGCAGGGGTAACGATTTCCGTAGGGTAAATGTCACCTAAGTTTTCGTTATTGCAATTATACTTTGCGGATAATTTCACCAAGCCTAAAGCGGTAATTGCTACCTCTTCGCCTAAAGTAATATCCAACAATCCCGTTAACTGCATCAACTTTTCACTTGAAGTGAATTGTACGGCATACGTTAAATCGTTGATTTCGGTGGCATCGCTTAAACCGAAGTCGATGTAATACTTCGTAGCCGCTGCGCCCGTGTTAACCTTAATGTTAGGTACAATCAACAACTCCAAAGAAAAGCCCGTAAACTCCCCTGCGGTGTTAGTTGTTCCCCAAAGCACGTTGTTAACCTCGTCAATGAAGGCAACGGTAAACTGCGAATTTTTGTTGTGGAAAGTACGTAACTTTTGATAGAAACAAAAGCCGTTTTTGTACTCAAACATGAATTCATAATCGCCATCACGAACGAACGTTTTACCGCCGTAGCCATCGGTTTCAATTTGCACTTCCGAAGACTTATCTTCGATAGATTTAAACGCACCGATAGGGTAGATACGTTGTGAGGCGGTGTTCGCTTTTGCGTCTGATTGAAGCGTTGACCAAAATGTGGCGATGTCGGCTTTTGTGTACGACTTGCCTTTAGGAATTAAAATAGCACCCGTAATGTTAGAGGGTGACCATGAGCAGGCGGGTATTCCCGTGTTCCCGTTTGAGCCTGCACAAGCAAAGTTTGAAATAGTCATAGTTTTATTGACATTTTAGTTTTAAAATAGATGAGGATTGAATTGTTCTCCCGTTAGAGAAAGTTAATGTTTGAAGAAGTGTAACAGGCGAAAGCGTTTGAAATAAACCCGTATCGATGTTTGAATAAGGCTTTGAATTAAACGTAGCGTTTGCGATTTCCACGCCATCGAGTTGAGCAATAAAGCCTACTGAATTGATGTTGTGGTAATCACTTGCCCACGAATACGATAACCGATACCCTCCGTTTAGTACGTAGTTGTAGCAATTGGCGTTCGCTAAAATTGTGTTTGAATACGAAAGTGGGTAGTGTTCAAACTTGCCCCCTTTAACTTCGTAAAAAAACTCATAATAAGCCGTGCCAAATTCTACCCTACATACATACATTCCGTTTAGTGCCGTTGAAACGTTTAGGGTATTACCTATCATTACACCCCCGTTTGGCTCAACCTTGTAAACGATTGTCCCCGTTCCGCTTGTAGTAACCGTTAGCCCTAAGATAGTTGGCGAGTGTGTAAACGTTACGCCCGTTATCGCTTGTATGTAATCCACAACCGCACCCGTTGGGCAAGGCGTTTGGCTACAAAGATTAGCGGGTACTACGCTACAAGGTGGCACATCGAAGGTCAATTTTAAATCATTAATCCAAAGCCCATCTAAACATTCAGGTAACTTATTTACAGCCGTTTCGGGCAAGTGTAAATCGTCAACCTTCGTATGTTCAAAATAGCGGGTTTTATAACCTACTATTTCGGGCGTTTGATTTAACTCATTCATTAACGCTTCATAAATCGGATACAACGTCGGTAAGTAGTTGTTCGTGTAGCGGTCTTCTGCATACCAATCGGGTTGGGAGTTATTGCAAATTAAAAGCGTTAAAGTAGCCTCCGAATATTCGGAATCCGCCTTAAACTTTTCTTCAAATACTTGAACCAAACAAACTAAAGGGAAAACAGCATTGGGGTTATATCCCCCTTGTGCCGTTACTATCCGTTCACGAATGTGATTCCACGTACCATGAAGATATGCAATATTATACCCCAAAGCCGTAGCCGTATTAGCCACTACTTGCCCAATTATACTAGGTATGTTTAAGGGCAAACTCATAAACCGAAACGGGTTGTTTTGGTTAACAATGGATAGGGCGTTACGTAGGTATCAAGGTTGGCATCAATTGGTTTTTTTACCTCTATAAACTCATTAAGAATTATTAAGTAATCAACCATTTGATTCCATGCAAACGTAGTTTTTGCCCCCGCACTTGTACGTGTTGCATTTTGCGTTTGTTGCATCATTTCACCGATACCCGTACTCGATGTATCCCGTACTTGTTGAACAAGGTAGTAAATGTAATTTGCAATCGGGCTAATATAGGTGGCGTTTTTAAGACCTACCCAACGCTTAGTTACACCCGCTTGATTTACGAAATCACCACCTTCAACAATTTTTTGTACCTCCCCGCCTACACTTCCACTTGTATTGATTTCCGTTTGCACCAAACCCGCCAACGTTACACCAAAAAACTGCACCAAAAAATCAGGCTCATATTGCGCAATAAACGCCAATAACTGCTGTCCTTCGGGCTTGTTAGAATCCGAATTAGGCAGGAACAAACTGCGTGTAAAGTAGTTTAGGTTTATTGCGTTAGCCATTATTTTTTATTTGGTTTTTTGGGTTCGGGTTTCGCTTCCTCTTTAGGCGGTTCGGCATAGCCGTTGCGGATAAGTTTGGCTGCATTAGCCTCACTTACCGCAACAACTTCACCTACTTGCCAAGATACAAACTTCTTCGTAATCTTAACTTCTACCATTGTTATACGGTTAAGGTTAACAAGTCAGCAGAAATAGAACCAATCAAGAATGCGTTGTAATCATTGCGCATGATGTAGCGGTGTAAACGCCACTCACCTCTGAACGTACGGCGGTTATATGTAAAGTCTTCGCCATTCCAACCCATTTCAACCGAAAGGTTTTTATAAACCAACGTGTTCAACTTGCTATAATCACAAGCCATGTAAGTACCCGCAGCCATTGCATTTGTCGAAACAATGATAACCCCGTTGATAGTCATAGTACCCGCTTCAACAATGATAGGGTATTGTGCATCACCTTTGATTAACAACAAACGTGCGTAATCGGTAGGGTTCAAAAATACGTGCGTACAAACGTGGTTGCTCAAAGCAATTGTTTGCTGTGCGGCTACCACAAGTTGCCACATATTAGCGGCAGCACCACCGAAGTCAGCCATTGTATTTGATACAGCAGTTAAGCCGTTAACCGAATCAATGTATGTGTACAAATTCAACGACGTAGCCAAACGAACACGGTTCAACAAGTTGTTGTTGATTTGCGTTGCCATAAACGGAATGTCGTTCAACATTTCATCCGAAATAGTCATGATTGCAGGAATCTTAACGGCATCCGAAGTCGAAACGTTATTGTCAACGTCAATCAAAGGCTTTTGTACACCTTCGGCAGTTGCAACAGGTGTACCCGTTGGGTTAACTTCATCAACCCATGCGATACGGGCAGAATTGGTTGTCCCCAAAGTGGCATAGTCTAAAAACGTAGCAGGATTCCAACGGTGTGGGTTATACCCTGCAATTAATTGCGGTGTAGGCAACAAAGCAGTTGCACCCGTTACGTTTGTACCGATAGTCATAATCGCAGACTTAGTGGCTAAATCAAAAGTAAACGGCTTCGACTTGTTTTTAAAACCTTCAAAGCCTTCTTTATTGGCTTCGATTGCAGAAACGGTTTGTTCGTAAAAAGACTTGTCGGCAGCAGGAACTTCGGCAGGTGTAGAAAGGTCGTTAATACGATTACCTTGTTCAACCAAAATGTTTTCCAACTTAGCAATATCTTCCGAACTTGCGGTTTTGCTTAACTCGGCTTTGTAAGCCTCCAATTGCGTTTCCACATCTTTTTTAGTGGCGAACGTTCCTTGTAAATTTTCAAGGACTTCTTTTGTGATGTTTTCCATTTTTAGGAATTTAGATTGTTAATGATATATGTCCAATCAACTTTTGCTACTTCGGGCGGAGTGTCATTCGACGGCTCTTCCGTTGTGAGTGCTTTTGACGGCTCACTTGTATTTAAAGTTGGTGTAACCCGATTTGAGCCGACTAATACGGCACTACCTTCGATAATTTTGGCTTCAGTTACCGCCCAAAAATAGCCTTTATCTTCGGCTAATTCTCGGTTGACAATTTCGCCAACGTACTTATCCCACGTTTCTTTCTCGTCTTTAAAATATTTGTCCTCGCTATTTACGGCAAGTTGAATCTTTATGTATTGCATACCTACCGAATGGTTTTTAACTCGCCCGTTTTGGTACTGCTCAAACATGAAAGGATTAACCTTTTGTTCAAGGTTCGCATCGAATACTAAGGCTTGTGTTTTGCCTTCATACGACTGCCCTAATTCAGCCCACGAAATTTCAACGGCACTCGCTTTTACTTCGTCGCTTATTACTTTGTCGAACTTCATTTGATGCTCTTGCAACAAATAGTAGGACTTCTTTTCATTTAGCGATTTATTCCAAATGCCTTTGATGTGTACATCGTCGTGCGAGTCCATTAAGTTAGTCGTATTGATAACCGCTTTAACTTGTAGTTTCGTTGGGTCGGCATTAGGTGTGCCTTCCGACTTGTTTACGGCTTCGGGTGCTTCGCCTACGTGGGCAAATAACACCGCATCCGCTTCTTTAATTTGCGCCTTCTTAGCTTGTAGTAAAAAGGTTTTGTTCTCTTTCAACCACTTAAACAAGTCCGCTTTATTTTCGTACGTAGGAATCATTTTCTCTAGTTTTAATTATCAATGGTTCAAAATTGGTTTTTTGTATTTCGGTTAATAGCGAATATTCATACTCGCTAATTACTAACCCCGTTACAATATGTTTCCAACCTTTTCTCATTAGGCAATTTTGGTAATCGTTGAAGCGATTGTATCGAAATAAACACCTGTAAGGTTATTTTGCCCCAACGCCCATGCTATACGGGCTTCGCAACGAATAGTAGTTTGATTTTTTACGAAGTCATCACCATTTTTGCCAAACTCAAAAGTTAAGTCTTTCAAGATGTAAACCCGTTGGGCTTGTGTGGCGATACCCATTACGCTACCCGCTACTACACCGCTACATGGTACTAAGTTTTTTTCGTAGTACTCAATAAACGAATTACTATCCGTTGACTGAATCCATGCCTTTGCAAAGTCGGGGCTATTGAGCAAAAACAAATCAATGTCATGCCCGTACTTTGTTAACACATCAGCATAAATCGCAGGAAAAACATTCATAACAACTCCCGCAAGTGCGCCCGTACCAGTTGTTAAATTTGTTGATGTTACACCCGCATTTGTTGCCAACGCCTTAATGTAATCAATTGCGATTTTATCCTTTAACCTACGGGTTAACTGCGACGTTACCGCATCGGTCATAAAGTTAATATCGTTTAACATTTCGTCGCTAATCGTAATCGACGAAGCGTACTTAGTCATTGTCGGGGCTTGTGCATTAAAGTCGCTATCTATTAGCGGTTTCAAAGCACCCTCCGCAACCGTTCCTACCGTTCCCGTTTGGTTTACTTCATTAGCCAACACTAACGAAGGCGAACTAACAAAAACTTTCGGGAATAGGTCGAACAACATAGCGTTATCCGTTGCAGGGCGGTTCATGTAGCCCACCGATTGCGTACCCAACTCATCCATACCCGCACCGATTACGTTCGTGCTTTCAAGCATGATAGCGGCGATTTTTGTATGA